GGGTTGGTGCACGATGATCGGTGCGTTGTCCGCCGGCGTGCCGCGCAGCGGCGGCTCGAACTGCAGGTAGGCAAGGCCGGCCGCATCGCTGTGGACGGGTGCGGTCAGGATCTTCAGCTCGCTCCCACGCGAAGTGATTACTTCAAACTGGTCATCTGCGAGTAGGAGACCGCTCGTGCTCGCCGGCCAGCCTTTGATGTGGACGGCGGCACCGGTCTGCAACGTGCCGGATGTCGCCGCGGTTGTAGTTTGTACAAGCCGCGTGGGCACCGATGATTGCGCCAGCGTTCCGCGCCAGGCGTAGAACGCGTTTCCGTTGATGCCTGGCGGCACGAGAGCGGCCGCGTCTCCAGTAGTCGAATTAACGAGCCCGGCGACGGATGTGGCTGAATTGGTCTTCCGCCCGACAATCGAGCACTTGTACCAACCGTTCCCTAGATCCGCGATAGAGGCGCGGGCGTTTGAGAAGTCCGTTGTGGAGCCAACCGTTCCGACGGCGCCGGTCCCAATATTGAAATACGCAATCGCGGTTTGATTGCCCGAACTCTCAAGCAGCCTGAGCGCAACCCAGGATCGGCCGGCTGCCTTCAGCGCGATGCAAAACGCATAGTCAGCCGCGCTCGAAGATACGGTCACATCCTGGCGGATGTAATACTCGACGCTTGTCGTACCAGACTCGTCAACTTCATCAGCCGTCGCATTACCGTCCGGCGCTGTGGTGGCATTAGCGCCTATGCTGACGTTCGCGGTGACCCAGCTGGCACTGTTAATCTCGTCGGATCGCAGAAATAGATTGGGTCCGTTATCGACTAGCGCGCAGCGAGAGAGCGAGATGTAAGGAATCAGAACATGGTCGCCGACCAGCTGATTGGTGAGCGATTGCAACTGCACCCACGGGAACACAGTCGTGCCATAAGGCACTGACGCCAGCACCTTCATCCCATAGTCTGAGAAAGCCGACGTAACTCCATAGTCGGCGCCCGAGCTAGTCGCGCCGAGCAGCAGTCGATATGTGAGATTTCCGCGTCCCGCAACCACGAAGGCGCGAGTCACATAAGGCGCGTATTGAACAACTGTCAGGCCGGTCGCCGATGCGAGGAGCGCATGTTGGCTAACTCCGTCGAATGTTAGCGGCGCAGCCCTATACACACGATCCGCAACAGTCCCAGTGCTTGCACTCCACCCCGTCGTCCCGTTCGCGAAGGTGTTGTTTGGAACCAGTTCGCTGCTCTGCATGGAGCCGCGCCGGCGGTGGGAGTGATCAAACAGGTACGCACGATTCTGCCGGCCACGCAGGCTCGCCAAAAATGCACACATCACAGCTCGACTGGAGCGCTCGTCCGTGGACTGCCCGCCATGCTTGGTGAACTCGATGGTCGCGGCCAGACGGTCGCCACCCTTTGCAGCAGTACGCAGCGCGCCCGTGAACATGGCACGGGACGATCCTGTTGAGTCGACGTAGCGTAACGACGTCCGCGCCTGACGCAGATGCGGGGGAAGGAGTAGATCAGCCACTCGGCAGGCTCCACTTGCGACGTTGGAATCCGGTCACGATTTCGTTTTTGAGTTGATCGTTATTGCGGCGGAGGATTTCTGGCAACGCGTTTACCAGCTCCATTGTCGCGCCGCGCGCGTCGATGTTGTAGACGGGCGCGAGAATTATGGCGCCCGTACCACGGTTCTCGGCTGCCGTGACAACGCGCTCACCCTGGTGCAGATACGCGAGCCCGTCGCGCGGCACGTAGTTGGTGCCCATCGCGTAGGTGCCGACGCGCGAGACTGTCGTTTTGACTGGCGATATCGAGCCACTACCCAGAAGCGTGCTCAGGAACGAGGAAATCCCGCTGGATTCGAAGATTTTCGCAGCCGCGGCCTGCGCCACCATCTGTCGCACGGCATTTGCGAACCCACGCACCAGCCCCCTGAGTCCATCCTGGAATGGGTCGAAGAGGAAATCCGCGAAAGCGGACTGCATGTTGCGAGCGGCCTGATCGGCGAAGACACTGATCTCTCGGTATGACACATCGCCGGCGCGAGACATCTCGTCCATCTGCTGCTCGAATACCTGAATGTATCCACCGTGCAGGCGGCCGCGCTCGTCGATGCTGTCCTTCGTGAGGCTGTCGAGATCCTGGTACATCTGTGCGGTGCTGTTGTAGACGCCATCGTTGATGTCGTCCTGCAGCTTTGCGAACTGTTTTGCTGACTCCTTCGCAGCCTTCTCCCGGGCGTCGCGCTCGGCGAGCAGCTGCCGCCGCACTTCGGCGGCCTGGCCCGCGTAGCCCGATCCGCGGCTCACGGCGGCGAGATGACGCTGACGCTGATCCTCGGCATTGGCGCGCTCGCCTTCCGCGATCTGAGCGCGGAGCGCAGCCTTTGCCACTTCGTCATAGCCGCTCTCAATGCTCGCCAGGCGGGACCGCAGCGTCTCCACGCTGTCCCGCCCGCCAGCCTTGTTGGCGAGCGCGTCGAATACAAACGTCAGCGCGGGCGCGACCTTGGTCGTGAGCGTCGTAACGAGCCCTGACCAGGACGAGTTCAGACGCTTGATCGAATCGTCGGCGTCGGCGAGAGCCTTGATCTGCTGGTCGCTGAACGTAGCCCCGAGCTTCTTCTGTTCCTCAATGAGCCGCGCGATTCCGGCCGCACCCTCGTCCAGGAGGGGTACGAGCTCCTGGTATGCCTTGCCGAGCGCGGCGGTGCCCAGCCGCACCCTATCGTTCTGGTTCGGAATGACTTGCAGCGCCTGCGCGATCGCCTTGAGTTGCTTGTCCGCGCTCAGGTTCCGCAGACTTTCCACGCTGAGCCCGAGCTCAAAGAATGCGTCAGCTGCGGCCCTGTTGTCGCCAGCCGCTTCGGACACCGCGTTCTGGAGATTCCTCAGACCCTTCGACAGCGTGGCGATGTCGATGTCAGATTGCTTCGCCGCGGCCGCAAGCTCCGAGAACGTCGAGGCTGCGATGCCCGCACGCTGTGCGCCCTTCTGCAGGTCGTCACCTAAGTTGATGGCGGCACGCGCTAGGCCGCCCAGGACACCGCCGCCGGCGCCAACGCCGAGCACGCCGAGCACTGACTTCGCCTTGCCCGCAAAGCCCTGGAGCATCGACACGCCGCGGCCGAGATCGCCCTGCAGACGCGCGGTATTCGCGGCGAGCTCGATAACAAGGGAGCCAAGACTGGCCATCAGGTAGTTCCGAACATTGCTTTGAGGGTGGCTTCCGTCTCAGATGGGTCGACGACGGGCTCGAAGTCTTCGGCGGTCAGGGAGAACACGGCCGCCCATTTATTTAGCGCGTCGACCGTGCGCACGTGCTCCATGACTTCCTCGGGAAATTTGCCCAGCTCGCGCGCGATTCGATAGATGAGGAGTAGCGCGGGCTGGGCAATCAGTTTCCCTTTTCTGTCTCGATTGCCGCTGCGGACAGGAAGCGATTGAGTCCGAGTCCGGCACGTGCAATCCGTTCGATCACCCTGGAGTTTCGCGCGCCAAACCGGCACAACTCATCCGTCGTGAACCCCAGGACGTCACCATTCTCTTCGCACAACCAGTACGACAGATTGATACTGGTGATCTGCTCTGTGTCCGTGACGTCCTTCAGCGCCGCCTCGCGCGCGATCTCTTCGCGCACACTGAGGCTACGCACCCAAACGCGCTTGCACTTCCATTCCGGCGTCTGAATCTCAAGGATCTCTCGATCCTCGGAGCTGAGAATCTCGTCCTTCAGGCTCATGCGAACCACGACGGTGCAGCAGCGATGCTGATCGTGCTCGAGGCACGATAAGCGTCATTCTTCGGGCTGCTCACCTGGAAGGATTTGACGAAGCCGACGAAACAGGACTTCTTGGTGTCGGTCAGCAGTATCGTGAAGACCTTCGCGGCCTGCGCCTCTTTCGCCGATCGCATAGCCGTCTGTCCGGTGTCAGTATTGACGAGCAACATGTCGAACTGCGCGTCGCCGAAATCCTGCAGGCCCTGCAGCTTTTCCTCTGCGATAGAAAGCAAATGCGTGACTGGGATATCCGGCGCTGTTCCCGTGAACAGTTGAGGGATTCCCTCCACCTGGCCCACCGCGGTCATCGTTGCCAGATACGAGTCCCCGCCCGATACGTAGGCGTCATAGAGCGTGCCGTCGACACCCTTCAATTCGAATGTGTTCGTCGCCTGGTTCGCGACGATGAACGCACGATTGTTGAGCTGTACCATGCCAACGACGTTCGCGATCTTGACGACGGCGCCGTTCGCGTAGCCGTGCGCGGTCGCGGTGACCACCACCGGATTCGCTGCTGTTGCCGCGGTGATCGCCTTGGTCGCGGCTAACGCGGTTTCGATGCTCAGGGTCGTACCTTGAGTCTTGCTTGCCATGTTCTGCCCTCAGAGATAAGGAACCCCGCGCGGGGCGGGGTCACTGGAGTGATGTCGCGAGAAACTCATACCCAGACGGAATATTCCTGCGTCACGCGATAGACGCCGGCGAGCTCCGCGGCCGGGTCGTAGTTGTCGAACTCGCTCTCCATCGTGTGTCCGGCGTCCTGCATCGCCGTCCGACAGGCCGCAGCGAGCTCGTGCGCCTGCGTGTACGTGGCGGCCCAGGAGTCGAGCTGGGCGAGATTGCCATCCAGCCCATACCAGCCGTTGATGCCGGTGACCGGGGTGACGGCAATGGCCTGGACCGTGACGGAGGGCAGCACCACTGCCTGCGGCCTCACGAGCGAGTCGATGTTCTGACCGCAGATGGCCGTGACCGGCGCAGCAGCGGCGAGCACCGCGCGAATCGTGGTGAACAGCATCAGAATCCCGTGAACGTATGGCGCAGGCCCCGGCCCAGGCGGGATGCAGAACGAGACTGCGCGCGCTTGGCGACCTTCGCGACCTGGCCGCGCAGCTCGTCCTGCACGATCTGGAGCGCTCGGTACTTGTTGGCCTCGAACGCCGGGCGCATGAACGGCTGTGCCGGAACGAACCGCGGAGGCCCTTCCTTTCCACGACCGCGTCGGGTCATGTGCCCGAACTCCACGAACTTCCAGTAGTAGGCGTCCCGCCCGGACTTCTGGAGCTTCTTGCCGCGGCGGACCGAGATCAGACGCGCTTCATACGTACGCTTGCTGTCGCGGTCACGGAACGAGTAGATGGCCCGCCGCAGTCGGCCGGTCTTCGCCGGCGCAAGGCCTCGAGCTGCTTTCACGATGGGTGCGGCGGCCTTCGCGAGCGTCGCCTGCAGCGCCTTGCCTTGGAGTGCCTCGGGGAGTCGGCGCAGCAGTACTTCGCGGAGCTCGTCGAGCCCCGCGATCTTCAACTCTTCGGTCACGGGCGAACCGCGCGGCAGACGAGATCGAGGCCCTTGCGCCGCTCGATCTCAGCAACATGAGTAACGTCGAAGATCCCGCCGGCATCATCGATCAGCCGGTCAGTCTCCAGCACATCGTCGCGCCAGCGCAGTGCCCAGGTCGCCTGAAGCTCAGCGTTGAGTTGCTGGGCGGCGAAGTACTCGCGGCCGCGTAGATCCCGCTTGCCGGCCCAGATAGTGGCGTACGTCGTGTAACTGGCGATTTGTTCTCCGCTTCCATTGCGAGACAGCGTGCGATGCTGGAGCTGCACGCGGCGGTCGAGCTTCCCGGCGCGCATGATTCAGTAGAAAACATCGAGCGACTTGATGTGGCTTGAGGTGACCCCGACAGCCACGCTGGTTGTGCCTAACGACATGAGATCACCTCGGGATTGTCAGCAGAAATTAGGCGGCGCCGATATCGCGGCACGCATCAGGCAAGCACGTATGGAGCGATGAGCGATCGGATACTCATCGGCATCTCGGCGACGATCGATCCGGTTATCACCGGTTCCCGATTTGCGTCGAAGTGCCGCACGAGCAGCGCGATGGCCTGCAGGAGTGGATCCGGAATTACACCGAGGAAGTTCAGCCCGGTGCCTCCGTCCTCGATATCGATCGCGGCACCGCCGGCCGTTGCGGCAAGTTTCAGGGACACGCCGACGACAACATCCCGCGCGTAGTAGTCCCGCTCGCGCTCGAGCGGCGACGGCAGATCCCCGTCGGATGTGGATAGTTGTACGAGATCGCCATCCACAGAGGAATGACCGGCCGCGCTCAGGACATCCGAAGCAGGATCTGCGCTGAACGGCGTCGCATATCCGGCGACGAACCGCGCGCGGACAGCGCCCATCACCGGATACGTCGTCGGCCAGCTCTGTCCATAGGCGAGTTCGATCAGGCCGGGCTCGGTCTCACCCCGCTGCACGACGCGATAGACCGACGTCGCGAGGGTCTGCTCGGCACCTGCATCGTCGAGATAGCGGATGCTTTCGACTTTCCGCAGGGGGGCGCGGGGGAGCCTCCATACTCCGCTGAACGGAAAACAATCGCGGACATGCTCGCACGTAGATGTAACGAGCTGGCGCCACGTGGATGCCTGGATATCGAGCGTCGCCGAGCGCAGCCAGCTATCCACGAGCAGATCCTCGTCGGACTGGGAGATCCGCGAATACCGCTTTATGTAGTCGCGGGACGCCGGCAGAGCGCGCGGGCCAGCAACCTGGATCGTCGGCACGAGTTACTTCTTGTCGCCGGCGCTCTTCTTGTCGGCCGGCTCGTGGCCCTCGGCAACGCCGCGCGTGATCCAGTGATTCGCGGATGCGTCGGGCAGATCGACGACGTCGCCGGCCCGGAACCGCACTTCCTTGTTCGTGCCGGCGTTGCTGTCCTGGACGACACGGTCGCTCAAAAACTTGACCTTCATTCTCTTCTCCTTGCTGCCGATGGGATCAGAGAGCTGAAGCGCTGTGCGCGCGTCAGCTCCCCGGGTCATCAGGCGATGATTTCGTCGACCGTGGTCGCATCGTTACCCGAGGCCGGACCGTATGTCGCATTCAGGCCGAAGACGTAGCCCGCAAGGTCCGCGCCGGCGGTCGTCAGCGTCATCGACAGGCGGAAGTGCGTGAAGTTGTTGGCGACGTCCAGCTCGTCCTGGTGCAGGTTGATCCACGCCTGCTTGTTGCTGTCCGTGCCGGCTTGCGTCAGCTGCGTGATGAGCTTGCCGGTGATGTCCTTGGCGCCGGTGCCACCGCTGTCCGAAGCCTGCTCGAGTTTCGCATCCAGCAGGCCGGTCGAGACGAAATCGCCGGCGGCGATGAGCGCCGCGAAGTTCAGGAAGTTCTTCGCCGCAATCCATCCTGTCGTGACGGTGCTGGCGGCGTACGCATCCGCGTCCACTGCACCGACGAGTGCCACCTGGTCGGTGGCCAGCAAATTCGGGTTCATGTGAGAGATCCTCGTGTGAGTTTGGCTTGCCGAGCCGGGCGGGTGTCCGCCCGGCCCTGAAGCTGCGGGGCGCGGTTACGCGCGTTCGTCGAGCGTGATGAAGTGACTCTTCGTCGTGGTGCCGTTCGCCGGCGAGACTGCGGCGGTGAGGTACGGCTGACCGCCAAGCCGGAACATCCAGCGGAACGCCTGCATCGCGTAGTCGAAGTAGAGGTGGATCGACGTCGCAAACCGCACGCCGCCCGTGCGCTGCGTGGCGTAGTAGCCCTTGAGGTTTACCAGTTGCAGGTCGCCCTTGTCGCCGAGCGACTTCGCGTGCTCGGTGAACTGCAACGGCAGGCCCAGGAGGAAGCCATCCGGGGCACCCTGGAGACCCTGATTGGCCGGGATCCACACCGGCTGGTCGCCAATCGTGAGGCCAATGAGCTGCGGCAGGATGTCGCGGTTGCCGAGCCATCGCGGAGAGTCTCCGGCGAACACGAGGAGCCGCGAATACATCTTCGCGATGTTCGCCACCGCCAGCGTATCGGCCGCCTGGCTACCTTCCTTGGCCACGGAAACCAGGCACGGCGCATTGAAGTAGCCGAGCGGCTGTCCTGCGCCGGTGCCATACACGAAGCTGTCGGAGGCCTTCCAGCGGATCGCATCGGCCGCCTTGCGCGTCAGCCGATTCGCCAACCGTGGCGCATCCTCGAGCAGCTCATCCGTCGCGAGCACGAAGCAGTAGAGTTCGTGCAGCTGGGTCAGCCGGCTCTTGGTCGCCATCTTCTGCGGATCCATCTGCGAGGCTTCCGAGCGCCACCGCGCGAAGATGCCACTGGCGGCCCACGGCGTGGATTCATCCGCCAGCATGCCGACCACCGGCGCCGAGGTCGGCTCGAGATCGACGAGGTCGAGCAGATCGCCCGCGCCGAACACCATGTCCCAGATGTCCTGGCGCATCTGCGGCGGGACTTCGTAGCCCTCACCCGACGTGCCGCCCGTCTCCTGGTGGAAGTTGGTGGGCGCGCCCATCACGGGGGCGCCGTAGGTCCGCGCCAGGCGAGGGTCGACACCCTGGTTGATGCTCGCGCGGCGCACGGAGACCGCGAACTCCGCCATGTCCGAGAAGCCGCCGGTCTGCGCCGGATCCTGATCGAACACCTGGATCCGAGCACCCGGCGCCGCGGTGAAGGCTGCTTCGCGCGCGGCCTGCTTCTCGAGCTTAGCAAGCTCCGTCTCGGCGGCCTCGAGGTCCCTCGTGTACGTCTCGAGCTCGATGTCGAGCGCTTTGTGCTCGGCCTCTTCCTGCTCGTTGCGGTCGGCTTTCGCCGCCAGCGCCTGAAACTTCGCCAACTTGTCCTTGCCCTGAGTCTTGAGGTCGTGGACGCGCTGACGAAGCTGCTTGATCTTCTGCTTCATCGGTAACACTCCTGGGCCGGGACAATAGGGCGCCCCCACCCGCCCGGCTGGTCCGAGCGGGGGCGCGATTTCAAGGGGAAATCTAGAAGGAGAAATCGTGCGCGGTTCGCGTCTTGCGCGGCGCGCCGGCGGGACCCTGCATGCGTGTGATCGTTTCCTGCAACGTCCCAACGCGATCCGCCATACCGAGCTCGACCGCCCGACGCGCGCCAACCATCCGGCCCTGGCCGAACTTCTCGCGCACATCGCCAGGCGGCCGGCCTCGATGTTTCGCGACGGCCTTCACGAAATCGTCGTAGTCGCCGTCGATGCGCTCCTGGATATAGGCGCGGGCATCGTCGTCCAACGGGCCGAAGGGATGCCCCTCGACCTTGTACTTGCCGGCGCTGATGAGCGTGTGCTTGAGCCCCATCTTCTCCTCGAAGAACTTCGAGGCGTCGACGTGCGCAGTCCATACGCCGATCGATCCGACTTCTGCGGACGGGGACACCACGAGCTCGTCCGCGGCGCTGCCGATCCAGTAGGCCGCCGAGGCGGCTTCGGCGTTCGCCACCGCGACGATCTTCTTCGACCCCTGTCGGGCCGCGAATACCTCGGCCGCAGCCTCCGGCACGCCAGAGATGATCCCGCCGGGTGACTCGATGTCAATGACGACCGAGCGGACATTGCTATCCGCCACGGCCGCCCGAAAGCTCGAGACGAAGCGCTGAACAGAAGTCGCACCCTCGGACGTCTCCGCGAAAAAGTCCGGCCGGTGGATGATCATGCCGACGAGCGGTACCACCGCCACGACGCCGCGAGAGGCACCACGCGGGGAATCGGAACGCGCGGCATCAACCCGGGCCCGGGCCTCGTCCGCGGTGAAACGGACCCCGGCCGCACGCTGCGACAGAATGTCCATGACGACGGTCAAGGTCTCGGGGCGCATGGCCCAGGGCACCGTGCACACGCGCTCGATGATCCGCGAATACTTCAGTTCAGTGTCGTCCATCGCCGTTCAACCTCTTCGCGTTTTCATCGGGCTCGGGTTTTCCCGGCGGCGGCTCGCCGCGCTCCTCTTTCTCCAGGTCACCGAGCGGATCCGCCTTGGTCGCATCGACCATGTTGAGCGGCCGCAGATACTGGTCACCACCATCGACGGGGTTCTGGTTCTCCATGGCGCGGATCTCGTTGACGCTGATCCAACCCCACTGGCGCCCGACGGCATACGCCGCGTAGCGGCTCTTGATATCACCTCGAAGCAAGCCGGCAACGTTGTGCTCGACGAAGAACTCATCGTCGTCGGCGATCAGGTCCCGCGCGTAACACTGCTCCCACATCACGAGCCACGACATCAGCGTGTCGGTGACGAACTCTAGGCCCTGATGCTCGATGTTGTTGTTCGTCGCCCGATCGAGCAGCTGGATCTTGTGGGGCGGCATGCGCCAGAGGCGCGCAATATCGTAGGCCGCCTCTTTTTTGGTCTCAATGAACTGCGCCTGCTCGTTGTTGACCATGTCAGTTTCGGTCGTGAAGGCGTTCGGCAGCAGACGCGGCTTGTGTCGATTGCGGCCCGTCGCTGCCGCCACGTACGCGCGCAGCCAGTTCAGGCGCGATTCTTCGTCCGCCCATTTGTGGCCCGCCGGCGGAATGATCCGCTCGCCCGAAGCGGTGTAGTTGGCGAAGAAGGCTGAGCCGAATTCCTGCACCGCGTACGCTTGACCGAGCGTGTGGCTCGACGTCTCGATCATCGACTGCCCGCGTGATCCGTCATACACGTACGGCGCTGTACACGCGTGCAGGACGCGATCCGCAGTCAGGGTCGTCGTGCGTCCGCCTGCCTCCGCAATCTCGTAACTCAGGCGACCACCGGCCAATGCGCGCGGTGTGACACGCCGCGGATCAATCCGCGTCAGGACGGTCGCCGGGCCCCGCTCGCTATCATCAAGTCGAGCGTACGCATTCCGCCAGAATGCGGCATCCCACTGCATCTGCTGGCGCAGCTCGTAAGCGGTCTGATTGGCGTTCGGCCGCGCATGCAGAGTTCGGTACTGCGGATGCTCTTTTGCGAGCACCTTGCCGTTACTGCCCTGGCGACGGAACACGCCGATGGGCAGCGCGGCCACCGTCTCGGACAACACCTTGAGGCAGGCGAGCACAGCGGGGATCTGCAGCGCCAGGTCGTATGTCATCGGTACGCCGGACGGCGTGAACGCACTGACCTCGCCCGTTACGCCGTACCAGCGATCATCGGTCGGATCGCGGTTGGCTGGTACCCCGGCCGACGCCTGTGGGCGGCCGCGGAACCAGTTGAAGAGCCCCATCAGGCTGTCACTGCGTAGTCGGCCGGCACGTGCATCGGAGGGCCCTCGGTCGAGGGCGCCATCGCCAGTGCGAGCGCCGCGATGTGCGCCACCACCGGGTCGATCTTGTTCTGCTCGACCTCCTTGCGCGGGTACACGTTGTCCTTCGCGTCCTTCTTCGCAACAACGTTTCCGATCGCCCAGGTCATCACCGGGTCGCCGTTGTGACGGTAGGCCCGCTCCCGGATCAGCCCGTCCATGAACTTCATGGGCTCGCTGTAGTTCAGCACAGTGGGTCGGAACTCGATCATCGGGAGGCCTTCAGTCTGGGCGGCCGTCACAAGCATCGTCGCCTGGTGCGGGTCGTACGGCACAGCCTTGATGCTGAACATGCTCGCGAACTCGACCATGTCCGCGAGGATTTCCGTGAAGTCGATGATGTTGCCGTCGGTGACCGTGAGCCAGCCTCTATCCCGCCATGCCCGGTAGTGCTCGTTCTCCGGCAGCTCCACCGTCGCTTCCGGCAGGTAGTAGCGGCCAAAACGCGCGTACGTCCCGCGCTCGAGCGGAAAAAGCAGCTCGAGCGCCGCAAGATCGACCTTGCTCGCGAGGTCCAACCCGATGATGCACTCGCGGCCTCGCATGGCGTCGAGGTCGAGCGAGAGGTCTTCACACTCGAGCCAGCGCTGTACGTTGAAGTACGCGTCGCGCGAGGTGACCCAGACGTTCAGGTGCTTGGTCTTGACGCTCGCCTGTTTCCGCGCGTGGTTGATGCCGTCGCGGATCTGCAGCTGCAGATACTCGGAGGAGACGGACACGCCGTAGTTCGGGTTCGCCTTGCGCAACGCAAGTTCGCTCGTCCAGTCGTCTTCCTTGTCAATCGTGTAGACGAGGCAAAAGTGCGTCTCGTCCTCAACCAGTCGCTCAAGGATCTTCCGGCACGTCAGCCAGTCGTCGTAGCACGGCGAGGCGAGGTTCGCGCCGGCGGTAGAGATGACGAGCTGCAGGGGTTGCTCGCGCGCGCCCATCCCGGTCGCCATGGCGTCGTACTGATCCGACGTCGGGTGCTCGTGATACTCGTCATGGATCGCACAGTGCGGGCTTGCGCCGTCGCCTGGCCTGCCAATGATCGGCTCGAACTTCGAGCCGTCCAGCACGCGCACGAGACTCGACGCGTTGACCTCGACGTCGTATGCCTGCACGAGCTGGGGCTCGTTGAGGCAGATGCGGCGCGCCGGCGCGAAGACTTCCCAGGCCTGCTTCTCGGTCGTCGCGCCGGAATATACTTCCGCGCCGATCTCATCGTCGGCACAGAACATCGCCAGCGCGATCGTCGCGGCGAGCAGTGATTTTCCGTTCTTGCGTGGCACGTAGACCGACCCTTTTCGAAACCGGCGCAGGCCGGTCGATTTCTTCACCCATCCGAACACGTTGCAGACGACGAAGAGCTGCCAGCCCTCGAGCCGCACGCGGTGAGCGTTAGGCTTGCCCGGAATCTTGCGTGCCCATTTGCCCTTCACGTGCGGCAGCAGCTGAATGAACTTTGCCTTGCGCTCCGCCTTCTCTTCGTCGAAGCGATACCCGAAACCTTTAGTTCGCGCGCGCTTCAGATCGTCGAGGTGTCGACGGCATCCCGCGATCGTGAGCTCACACGCTGGAATCTTTCCTTCAACCACATCGCGCGCGTACTGATGAGCGCGCGCGCAGAGCGGAAAGCGCTTCGTCGTCACAACCTCTCGAAGGGGTTGTCCGTGGCCGGCGGAGCTCCTGGAATCTTCGCGCGATCCACCGGCGTCATGCCCAGTTTTCCGAGCCACTGCCGCAGCTCCGCGGCCACCAGCAGATTTCCCGCCCACAACTGAGTGAGCAGCTTCGCGGTCACTTCGACCGCGATCTCGTCGGAGCTCGACAGCACGCCAGGCGGCAGTCGATCGGAAACGTAGCGCCAGGCACGCACACAATCCTGTGGAAGATGCTCCGGCGGCTGTACCGAAAAAGGCCCTGCCCCCGCCGCATCAATGCGCCGCCTCTTCGGATCCTTCTTGAATGCGCCCTTCAGCTCGAGGATTTTCGCCGGGGTGCGCGGTCGGCCCGCCATATTCGCTGTTTAGCCCATTTTGCGGAGATGAGAGTCTGAGTGGGGCGTCGGTCGGGAACGCATCATGGTGGAAGGATTTGACCCGCCCCTCCCCTGCTCGTGCGCTCGCGCGCGGTCTTG